AAGAGCTTTATGCCTTTGAGACAATAATCACCTTGGCAATATGTCATCATACCAAGTGCCGTAATGGCTCTCAAGAATCGCACAATCCCTCTAACAATTGGGTTTTTAGCAATACGAGATGGATTTCGTAAACAATCTATGACAGCGTCTAAAGCAATCTTGACTTTCTCTGCAGATTGGGTGGTATAATTTTGGTCATCGACATGTGCATACTCGTCTTCATCCAAATCACCAGCATACTCTTCAAATTGTTCACCTACATCACTATCTAAGTATTCACGACACAAGCGGATCACAGAAATAAAAAGTGATCGACGCGTCGATATAACACCAAAGTCCTTTAAGGCATAAACTATCGTTGATATAAATCCGCGGTATGTCGTCTGAGCAGAAAGAGACATGCACAAAAGGGCTATCTTCTCACTATATAAGAGGACTTTATCCATATCCAACTTCATCTTCACTCTAGACATAGCATTATTTGCGCGTTCCTGATATTGTTGGAAAATTAAATTGTGACTACGAGAATCACTATCCCAATACGGTGATCTCCAATCTGGTCCTTCACTATGCATGCTAACCGATTCAATGACGGATGATGCCGTCGTGCTGCTGTCCATATACAAATCACCTATATCGTGATATGCTTCTATGTCTCTGACCCACGCAGGTGCTGTGGGTCCTTCAAATCTAATAAAATTTGGCATCTCTGGAGGTTGGATGTACTCCTCCTCCCTCTGAGGTAATGGTGTCTCACTTAAACGCGAGAACTGTTGCAAAGCAACTATATCCACAGTCGAGGTTGTTGTAGGCGCTGTGCTTTCCGCCGTTGTGACAGTATTATCCATCTGGCACGTATAAGTGTGGTAATATTTGTCTCTACACAAGATGCATTGCTGGTCTGGTCTCGCTCCAGCCACAGGTACAAACTTGCGTTGTCTTTTAAATAGCTTACGATAACTACACGTTAAACATTGCAGGTCCAGTCTCTCTCTGGCCACTGATCCTTTAACGTGTTCAATAGTACTTTTACTGTGAGAAAATGCAGTTCCGGTGACTATATGGTGAAATCCTCCCAACTCGTTTAATCCTTGTTCGGTGTTCATATTTTTATAGATTTTATTTTCATTACATTGAACATCCGATCCTCCGTTACTAACTCTGACTAGATCTAGGTCTTTCCTACGATCTCCACCAAGTGGAACTTGGGTACATGTTGGCATCGCTTGAGCTTTGTAGAGTAAATCTACGGTGCTGTCCACTTCAAACCCAACTCTGTGGTCCCGTCCACAAGGGGTGTCAATACCCTTTGGCGTAGTATTGACGTGCCTCTTCTCACCAATATCGTTGTCACTTATAAGAACTTGCATTTTGGAAGGCTGGGGGGTTTTGTCTAATTTTTCGATACGAAGGTCGACAATCTTCGTACTTATCCTTGTGTACCGTTGCGCGCAAAGGAATCCGCAAAATACCACAATAACTTTTTACTTGTACTCTTAACCTAAAC